TTGGTGATCCTCTCCGCAGCAAGAGGATGCAGAATGGCCGCCGCCCATTTGGTGGCGTCAGTCGCGCTCAATAAGAACCCGCGAGACGTGGCGGTGCCGTTCGCAAACACCCGCCAGCGATCCGATCGGTGCAACAGTTGCAGCAGGGTCTTCTGAAAAATGAAGACGTGATCGTAATCGCCGATGATGTAGAGCCAAGTATTGTCGCTACGATAGATGCCGGATGGCACATAGGCTCCCGGTCGCGGTCTGGCCTTTTCCTCGATCTCTATCCACAGGTTGCCGGTGCGAGCAAACTGCTCGTCACACTTGATCTCAGCACCGGTTTTGCTTTCGCCGATGTTCTGTTGATAGAGCGCGCTGGAATATTGGACGATGGCGAGCCCGAGCAGATTCCAACAGGCATCGACCACGAAATCCTGATAGACCTTGCCGCTCTCGATCTTGGCCGTTCGATATTTTTCGTAGGCGAGGTTATTCATTCTGCGGCCTCCGATGTTGGGGCCTCGAATCCCCACGCATCCCAGCCACCGCGCGCGTCGCGGGCGTTCAATTCGATCTTTGGAATGTTTGGAAAATACTCTTCGATCAGTTCATAGAACCGATCCGGTTTCTCGGAATGCCGGCCGCGTGGCGCCTCGATCACCGAGGGCCATTGCGATCCTTGTGCCGGCGCCGGAATGTTGCCGCGGGTGCCAACCAGCAGCAATTCGTGCCAGTTGATAAACCAATAGCCGGTGCCGCCTTTGTCCTTTTTCCAGATGACCTGGGACTTGTATGTGAATCCCCACGCCGCCATCACTTGCAGCGCCGCCTCGATCATCGGCGCGGTCGCCCACAGGAACAACACACAGTCGGGCGCGCTGATCGCCGGCACGCCGCGCGCCTTGATCTCGTCGAGACTCGTGGTCGTGTAATGCAGATCGGGCGCGATCTCGCGCTTGCCGGTGTCGTCGCTGTAGGCTTTCCACTGCCACTCCGGATCGGCATAGATCACGCCGTATTTCTTCTCCGGTAGTGCCGCAATCTTGCCGGCGACTGCAGTCTCGCGCTCGGCGCGTCGGGCGCGTGCCTTCTCATGCCGATCGGCTTTGGCGGCCAACACAATCTCGCGGTCGCCTTCCGCCGCCGCCGATGCCATCCGCCTCACCTTGACGACCTCGCGCTCGAACTTGCCGTCCGGCATGGCCCACAGCGCGCGCGCGCGCTTGGCGAGATTTTTGTCGACGCCGCGCTTCTCTAAACTGTCCTCATTACGCGGGGTTGTGAGAACCCCGCGTAGACCCTTGCGCTTTGCGCCCTTAGTTCTCGCTCCCTTGGCTTGTTTGCCTTGCTGCTTTTCGGTGTCGTTGATCTCGCCGATCTTGCGGGTCGCCCGGATCTTGATCTCGGCGGCGTCGCCCGCCATCACACCGTCTTTGGCCTTGTAGGCATAGACCTCGAGTCCGGCCGCAACGTCACGGACGTGTTTGGCCTGCTCGACCTTGACTGCAGTAGCAAGCGCCTTTTGTGCGGCGCTGTATTGCGCCGGCAGTTGAATCTTCATGGCCATCCCTAGCTACGGTCCATTGCATCAACGAGGCGCGCGATCCGCAGCGCGCGCTCGTGCTCGCGCCACCACTCGCTGCTTGCGTCGGCCAGGATGTATTTGAGAACGGCGTCGGCGTGGCCACTGAACAGAAGCGCTACCAGCACGCTAGCCGGTGGCTCGCTATCGCCAGAAGCCCATGCTCGGCATGTGCGCTCGCTTCGCGTGGTGATGAATTGAAGCTCTTTGGCTGCGTTTGCGCCCCACAAAGCACGCGACATGATCGCGAACCACAAGGGTTCGGCAAGAAGTTGCCGCGATGCGGGGAAAGTTGCCGGAAGTTGCCGCGATGCGGAGGATGTTGCCGCTGGCAAAATTGCGTCAGGCGGAACGACTGCTAGTTTCCCGCGCATGAGCAGCCCCTCCCTCCCCGTCAGGATGTTGCGGTGGTTCGGCGTGTGCCAGGTTCAGGCGGATAGATATCTGGCCGCAGTGCGTGACGCGGCACGCCCGTGGCGCGCTCTATTGGTCCCACAAACTCGGCCGGGACGCCGCGCTTTGACCGTTTCAGCCAATACCAAATCTGTCCCTGAGTGGTCCCGATGAGGTCGGCGAGTGGCTTTTGGCCACCGGCACGTTCACAAGCGAGTTTCAATGCTGCTGTAGACATGCAGCCAAAATACCTAAATTTGGGTTATTTTCAACCTAAAACTTTGTTGGGGAAGGACTACCAAATTTTAGGTAGCTTCCCGGCGATGAGAGCGGTCAACAAAAAGGCCTTCGGGGCGCGCGTTTTGCGAAAGCGGGAGGCCCTGAATATGAGCCAAGGCGTTTTGGCAATCCGTGTAGGAATGAAGCAACAGGGGATCGCCAATATTGAAAAAGGCATCGTAGCGCGCCCCCGGCTGCTGCGGGAATTGGCTCAAGCACTACGCACCACCGGCGAGTGGCTGCTGTGGGAAGATGGACCGGATCAAGTCGCTACCGAGCCGGCCAGTATTGTCCAAGTCCCGTTGATTTCGTCGATCACGGCGGGACGGCTGGTGGATCGTCAGTCACAGATACCTGTCGAAGAGGTGCCACTGCTGGCTTTTGCGGACTTAGGATCAGGAGATTTTTTTGCCCTGCGGGTCGAGGGCGATTCGATGGACCGGCTGGTGCCCGATGGCTCGATCATTGTCGTCAATCGCGCTGACCGGACTCTGGTGCCCGATAAGGCTTATGTGTTCATGCGCCGCGGGGAAACCACGTTCAAGCTGTGGCGACCCGATCCTCCACATCTTGCGCCCCATTCGTGGAATGGCAGCCATAAGCCGATTTTTATCAAGGGAAAACGGGATCTGGAGGTGATTGGCCGCGTCCGGCGGGCGGTGCTCGACCTCTAACAGGGAGGACTAATCAATATGAAATGTATCTTATTGGCGACGGTTGCCGTTCTGGCGGCCACGGTCGCACAGGCCGAAACCGCGTATGTCACTCCCGGCTCCGTCGTGCCATGGCACGCCAAGGGACAGTTCAAGACCGCGATCAACGGCGACGAGAAACTACTGGTGGTGCACGCCAGTGAAACCAACCAGGATATAATCATCGTGGCTAACAAGCCGCCTGAAGGCACTCTCATTGCCAGCGCCGACGTGCTCGTGCTCGATGACCAGGGCAAGGTGGTGGACAATCTAACTGTGGTGGTGACCCCGTTCGGTGGACCCTCCCGGGCTGTGCGGTTCTTTGGGTCGGGCAAAACCACAACCTATCTGTGCGCCGATTATTGCATCAACGCCTCGCCAACCACCGGTCCAAGGGATATGGGCGATGCCGACGCGCTAACCGTGACGCGTTTCAGGGATGGCTCGACGACCACCACGAAGCAGTGGTCGTCGCCGCCACCGCCCTGATTGAGACAACCCATTTTTAGGTTGACGAGTACCCAAAATTAGGTAGAGTGCTCCCGCGATCACTCGGGAGCACGCGCCGTGCCGTCAATCACCACCACCACCACCATCCACGACTCGAGGTGCGCCTAGTGCTGCGCCGCCTGTCCCGCATGCGCGAGGCAGTCGGGGCGACATGCCCATAACGCGCACCGGACGCTAATCCGGCTTTTGAAGCGGCCATCAAAAGGAGGGCCGTAACTATGACTATGATTGAATCAACAGGCACCGAAGGGGCACCCATTTCGTCTGCTCGACGAAATCGTGTCGACGAGGTTAGAGCAAAGATCGCGGAAGTTGCCGCTTCCGCGACCGCTGCTGACCGTGAGACTGTGGCTGCTATCCTTGCCGACGCCGCCGCTGGTCACTACGGTTTTGGCTCCAAGCTTTACGATATCACGCCGGGTGTCGGCGCGCTACTTTTCATGGAGCATAACCCGCATAACCGCGACTGGGATCCGTCCTGGTCGTTGGAGCTTGCGCGCCGTCAGCGGATGCACTTCTGGCGGAAAAACAACGAGGTTCCCGGCTTCTATCGGGATGGCAAACTTGCGGATGGGCAACATCGCCTTGCCGCCTCGGCGTTGTCGGGCGTCACTTGGACAACCGTCATTGTCTTCGGGATGGATCGCAACTCCATCACCACCGTCGACGCCGGCCGCCGTCGGGATGCGGCATCGGCACTGAAAATGGATGGTGTCCGCGAGACCAAGCTCAAGCAAACGGTCGTCAAGAACGCTGCGAGTTATCTGGTCAAGCTTGGCGAAGAGAATGCGGCACTGCGGTCTGAGCTGGAAATAGCGTCGGCTATCCAGAGCAACAACGGTGTGCTGGAAATTGCGATTTCGATCGCGGAATCCAGCGAGCAGAACCTCGTCAATCCGGTGCTTAAGACCTCGATCGCCGCAACGGTCGGCTATCTCGGTCTGACTCATGGTTGGCCCGAGCAGCGCGTGCGCGAGAAGTTGGCGTTATTCCAAACCGGCCAATCGAGTGCTGGCGAACAGGAACCGTTCTTCCTGGCAGGCCAGATCATCGAGAAGGCCCGCGCCAAGTCTAACGCGCAAGACAAACTCTCCACCATCAAGGAAGTCGGGTTGGTAGTGCATGCTCTGCGTCTCACGACGCAAGGTGTGCGCGCTACCACCAAGGCCAAGATGATGAGTGCGATCAAGACCGAACTGCCGAAGATCGACTATCCGGGCGAAGTGCCGATGACAGAAGCGGCAGAGTAATTCAATCCGGTCAATCAACTAAAAGGGAGCGCAAATGCTCCCGGCTTTTTCGAGGATGTCATGACTGACAACAACGTAATTCAGATGCCCGAACCATTGGAGACGATAGGCCAACGCATTGATGCCGCTTACGAGCGCGCCCAGCACGGCCGCGAGGAATGGATCGAAGGCACGTTAGACCTTGCGCAAGCTTTCGCCGACGCGCGCGCTCGTTTTCCGTCCAACAACGAGTTCGGCGCTTGGTGCGGCAGGAACGGACACGATCACGTCAGCCATCAGGATCGCGCCGCACTCATCTCCATGGCGGAGAATCTTCCGCTCGCGCGTATTGTTCTCGAAGAGACCGAACGCCGCTCGTGGCAACTTATATGGGCACAGGAAATGAAGGGCCGTCTTACTAGCGCTAGTAAGACGGAGCCATCGGCGTCTTCTTCTCCGCAACCCCATGCCGAGATCGCTCCCGCGTTGGAAACCGACGATCCGTCAAAAAATCAGCCCGCAGCGGCGGGCGCAAAAGTCACCAAGCGCAGCAAGATGTACGGCGCACCGCGTGCCGATGAGCTTGCCTCCCTGTTTCAAAACAAGAAAACACGCCACATGATTGCACGTATCTGGCAGAGCCGGGGCGGCAAGCAAATCTGGGAACTGATCATCTCCGCGCTCGATGCCGGCTTAATCACGCCGAATAAGCGCGATATCGAGAAGCCCAACCTGGCGCTCCTGTTCCCATCCGTCCCTCCTATTGTCGCTCGTGGCTATGACCTGTCGAATCAGATGGAACGCACGCGCGTCCGAGAACTCCTGCTGCCGACAATGATCGCTTGCCGCGACAAGCTGTTCGCCGAGCCGGATCGCTTCCGCGAAATTATATCTGAACATGAGAAGGACCAGCGCGGCCAACAACAGGCTATCACGGTTGCCAAGAAGCGTGCTGTTGCAGTTGCAGCCATGCCGCCGCTCGAACAGGAGCTAGTGATGTTCGGACAAACCGTCTGGCCGCGGCTCGACATCAATCAGGGCGAATACACTTATGATCAAGTGCGCGCCGCGATCTGGACCTTCCGCGATTTCGAGGCGTGGAACCAGATGGCGAAAGAAGACACCGAATCGCACGCCCGCCGCATCCGCAATTCATTGCGCTATCTCGGCGAGTATCTTCTGCGCACCGATCGGGAAAACCCGATGGCCAGAATTTATAATTTGATGTCCTGGTTCTCCCATCTCATGGAGAAAAACCCGAAGGCGGAATGCAAGTGGCCAATGTATCCGCACATCGAAGGGCAGTGGTGAAGAAGCGGCCATGACCAACCCCACCACCGACCTCATCGACCACCTGGCGCGCCGCGACCTGGCGAGGGCCATCGCCGCCTGTGACAACATCACCGGCGCGGTCAACCGGCTCGAAAAGCTGGTGACGCAGGCGCAGGCCGAGTTGGCCGAGTGGCAGCGCGAGCTCGAGGCGATGTGCGACCGGGCGGATCGGCCATGACGGATCTGTTCCAGTATGCCCAGCAGTTGCGCGACCGCGGCATGGATGTTGCGGTCAATGCGCAGGATGCCGAAGTGCCGCGCTGGTCGGACATTGCCTATGCCGCGATCGAGCGCGTGGCGCGCCGGCAGATCCACGTCCATGTGGACGATGTCATCGGCGAGAACGTGCCACGGCCGGCGCACGCGAATGCGTGGGGAGCTGTTTGGACGCGAGCGATCCGCAACGGCATCATCCAGCGCAGCAATGAAACGCGGCCGTGTAAGACGGACGTATCGAAACATTGTCACAGGTATTTTATTTACTTCTCCCGCATCCACGATCCGCGGTGTCCCGGATGCTGACGCCCGCACAGATCGACGCCCGCCTCGGAAAGATGACTTCCAGCAGGGTCTCACCATTGATGACCGGCGATGTTGCGCGGATCATGAATCTCTATCTCGAAATGACAAACGACCCTGCTTTTGTGCCTGATGACCTCTCGGAGGTTTGGCCAGTTCAACTAGGTGAATGCACAGAACCTCTGAACTTGCGGTGGTTTGAACTCAAGCGCGGACCTCTATCGCGGCAGGGCGAGGTGGTGGTGCATTCCAACGGATGGGCGGCTTGCACGCTTGACGGCTGGTCGGACCTGCACGGCTGTCCTGTAGAAACCAAGCATTGCGGCGGCCACGAGGTGTTCGAAGTTTTAGTCACTCGTTATCAACCCCAGCTGCATTGGCAAATGTTGGTGACCGGCGTGCGCCAATGCGCGCTCTCCATCATCCTGGCTGCGCGTGAACCCATCGTCGATTTCGTCGACTACGACGAGGACTATGGTGCCGAGCTGTGGCGCCGCGCGGAAGATTTCATGCGCTGCGTCTGGTCGCGCACGCCGCCGGTCGACATCGAGGAGCCGGTGGTGCCGCCAGTGCCGGGCAAAACCTACGACATGGAAGGCAACAACTCCTGGGCGTCGGAAGCATCCCTATGGCTGGAGAACATTGCCGCCAAGCGGCAAGCCGAGCAGGCCGAGAAAACCTTGAAGGCCATGGTCCCGGCCGATGCCAAGAAAGCATTCGGTCATTCGATCACCATCACCCGCGACCGCGCTGGTCGCCTTTCACTGCGCGAGGCAACATGAACAACCTGGCACCATCCACTCCCGGCGACCTGATGGCAAGCGTCGTCATCAAAGGCGACCTTCGGCAACTGACATCGGAACAGAAGAGTAACTATTACTTCAAGGTATGTGAAAGCCTCGGCTTAAACCCACTCACAAAGCCATTCGAATATCTCACACTGAGTGGCAAGGAAGTACTCTACGCGCGGCGTGACTGCACCGACCAGTTACGCAACATTCACAGCGTGTCGGTCGAGGAGTTGAGCGAGAGCGAGCGCGCGGGCATCATCATCGTCACCGCCAAGGTGCGCAACGCCAAGGGCCGCACCGATGTCGCCACCGGCGCCGTCAGCATCACAAACCTGCGCGGCGAGGCTTTGGCCAACGCAATAATGAAGGCCGAGACCAAGGCCAAACGCCGCGCCACGCTATCGATCTGCGGGCTCGGCTTCCTCGACGAGACCGAGGTCGGTGACATCCCCGGCGAGGACACGACGCCGCGCGTTGCGCCTAAGCCCGCGCCGCTGAAACTGGCGGTGCCGCGGGACATTCACAAGCCGCTGGCGGATGCCCAACTACAACACGACCCGGAAACGGGAGAAGTTCGGGAGATCGACGAGCCCCATCCGTCCGATCCCGATGCCTCGGCCGCGCCTGAGGGTTTTGATTTCGGCGCGGCCGAGGATCGTTCCGAGGAAACCACCACCGACTGTATCAAGCGGCTCGACGACGCCTTGGCGATAGCGGCGGCGAAAGGCACTGCCGCCCTCAAGGAGGCATGGGACGAGATCAAACCGGCTGACCAGCGACTGATGAGGGCCGCCCTTAATAGGCGCCACAAGCCGGCGGCGGCGGAAGCGGATAAGGCCACGGCAACCGGATGACGCTGCTCTACCCACCGCCGTATCAAGATGCGGAAACGCTGGCCGATCACCTTTGCATTTCGGTGCGCACGATCGACGAGTGGACCAAAATCGGGCGCCTGCCGCCGCCGCGGGTGAAGGCCGGCAAGCGGTTGTGGAAGTGGAAAGACGTGGAGAAGTGGCTTGATGGCGACTTCGACATGGTATCATCGTCCCCCGACGAGTTGGCGTCCCGCATAACAGAGGCAACCCGCAATGCCATCGCGGCCCGTGCCCGCTAGGATCGATCGCGGCTCATTCGCCGCCGTCATCCGCGCCTATATGACGAGCCCAAAGTTTCAGGGTTATGCACGCAATACCCGCGTGATGTGGTTGCGCGAGTTGACGCTGGCCGAGATCCCACCGCTCGGCGCGCTGCCGGTTGCGCAGATCCGACCCTCCCTCATTCAGGCGTTTCTCGATGGCTACGTCGGCCGGCCTGGTAAGCAGATGGCGGCGCTGACGGCGCTGAAGCAGCTCGAGCGTTGGGCCGTGGTGCGCGACCTGTTGCCAAATGCCATCACGCTCGGCGTCGAGGTCGAGCACTCGGACGGCGGTCATGTGCCGTGGACCGACGAGCATGTGGCGTTGGCCGAGGAGTTTGCGCGGCCCGATTTGGCTAGGGTGGTGACCATGGGCGCCAATACCGGGCAGCGCGGCAGCGACCTGGTGAAAATGCGGTGGGGCGATATCGAGGAGTTCCGCGGCCGGCCCGGCATCAACGTCGTGCAGGTGAAGACCAAGCGGAAGCTGTGGGTGCCGTTGACGAGCACGCTGCAAGCCGCCATGGCAGGATGGGAGCGGGCACCGGGCTTTATCCTGCTGCGGGCCACAGGAGCCCCGTGGACGCGCGCGGATCTGAGCAAGGCATGGGAGCGGGAACGGCAGAATAACGAATCCTTGGCCAGCCTGCGGGCCGCGGGACTCGTCCTGCACGGGCTACGGGCGGCGGCGTGTGTGCGGATGTCACGCTCGGGCGCCTCGACCCGGCAGATCGCCGACATGGTCGGGATGTCCGAAGCCATGGTGGCGCGCTATTGCCGACTGTCGGCCCAGCAGGAAAACGCCTCGGCGGCCATCGTCCACCTGGAGGGAACGCCGAGGGAACACGTCACCAACCGATGGCAGAAGAAATGACGTTTCCCACGGAGGAGGACATGGCTGACATGATCGAGCGGCTGCGCGCCGAGCGTGACGATCTGCTCAAGGCGAATGCACTTCTGCACGCTTTCCTAAGCAACAGAGAGGCCGAGATCGAGCGGCTGTGGGCGGGAAAGGGGGCAAATGACATGACGGCGGATCATCAAAAACGCGGCACAGAAAAGCTCCGAGAGCGTTTGATGGGAGGCAGAAAAACAGCATTCATTAAATGGTGGGACAGCCTCCCGCGTGAAAAAATAGTCAGCGCTGGTGAGGGCTTTGATGCTGGATATGCGGCCGCCATCGCCGCCGTCGAGATCGAGCGACTGCGCAGTGTCGCCCCGACCGAAGCAGAAGTTGAAGCACTGCTTATTGAGGCGACTAAAATAACGCCGGAACAAACAGAGTATTTGGCTCGCGCCGACGATGGCAAGGAACTAATGGCGGTGTTTAAGCCGTCAGTGGTGTTTGATGCCGGACTCAAAACAGCCATCGGAAATATCGAGCGGTTGCGCAAGCGGTGTGGTCTCTAAGTACGCGCAAACAATCGCGCAGGAAACGCTGGCCGCTTTGAGGAACAATCGCCATGAACGGCCGGGGAACGGTTAGAACGAAAATGGACGACTTTCCTAAATTTATGGAAATCCATGAACTCTCCGAGTACATTTGTCTAACCACGGAAGAGATTTTGGAATCGGTTGCTGTTGGTGACTTACCCCGACCTCAAACACAGGGGCGGAAGAAGAAGTTTGTTTGGAGGTGGGACCAAGTCGATAAATGGCTCTCGGGCGGGCCGGAGTCGTCCCATCGCGTCTATTTCGTCCGCACGTCTGATTTCATCAAAATAGGGTTCACTACGAATCTACCGCAGCGATTGGAAAGCCTCCCCTTCGGCACTCCCCACGAAGTCACGCTGCTGCATGATATGCCTGGCAGCTTCGATTTCGAGGTGGACATGCACCGGAAGTTCAAACATTTGCGAGTTAAAGGCGAATGGTTTCGAGCGGAACAGGAACTGCTCGACTTCATCGAAGAGTTGAAGAACGAGCAAGGAACAAACGGGTGAAAAACCGATTGCGAATTGCTCATAACCCATTGAAAACGGCTAATGTCCGATATTCGGCTAGTAGCGGGGAATTGTGGAGCAATTGCGGCAAGTCCTTGAATTATCAAGGTGAATTGTCGCCGTGGCACTACTGCCACACTGCAGACCACTACATTCAACGGACGTACCGCCCTGCCCATCCGGTGGGCTGCGCGGTGCCTCTTTCAGGAACCTGGGCACCTTCACCTAACGGAGAACTCTCATGAGAAAAGTCTTACTGGCTGCGGCGCTGTTGGCGTCCGCGGCGTTGCCGGCCAAAGCCGACATCATACTGGGCGGCCAGAATTGGTCGTTCAACGGTGTCGACACCTTGACCTTGACCTCTGTTGTCCCGAATGGGAATCAACCCTTAAACGTCCAATGTGTCATCTGCGGCGAGCATCAGCCCGGCGCGCAGTTTCTCGGCTATACCGACTTCCACAACACCGGCAGCTCAAACACCGAAATCTACTTCTCGGATAACGTGGTGGGCGGCGCCGATCCCGGCCAGGATACCCAAGGTGTTAGTTACGCCGGTAGCCTGTTGCGAAACTACCTGATCGGCAGCAATGACCCGACGCTGACGTTCACCATCGGCATCGATGCCAACGATACTAACGTGGCGCAGACACTAACGTCGTTCTTCTTGCTCGACGTCACGCAGCATCTTGTGATCTCGGCGTTCATCAACGGAACGACCGGCAACATCGCATCCCAGCACAACGGAACGGGCTTCCCAGATTATACCCTGGGCAGCTTCAACATCACCTTCGGACCCGACAATGTTCCAGGGGTCATCCACGCCGGTGATGACCTGGCGTTCTTCGCCCGCATCGACGGCGCCAACGATGGGCCGGATAGCTTCTTCATCCAGCCCAATATCACCGCCGTTCCCGGTCCGATCGCGGGCGCTGGCATTCCGGGGCTGATCGCGGCCGGCATGTTCATGGTCGGGCTTGCCCATCGCCGCCGCAAGAACGCTGCAGGGGTGTGAAAGGCTACCCCGGCGTCAGCATAGAAACCGTCCGCTACAAGCGGCGCCGCGGGAAACTGAAAGGCCGGGAAAAAACCTACGTCTACTACAAGGCGCGAGTTACTATTGGTGGCCGGGTTGTCCGACTCGGCCATTTTTCTACGCCCGAAGCGGCGGCCAAAGCCTACCGGAAGGCTAAGAGGACAGCCGCTCGATCGTCCGCATGATGGCGTGACGCATGCGGCGATGGCATTTGTGCTCGCGCATCACCGCCGTGAGCAGCCGCAGCAACACCCGCAGCTCGTGCCGCAGTTCACTCCTGCTCATCGGGCGCGTCTACCTGCTGCGGCATGGGGTCGGCCATAGGCTTGATCACCTTGTCGGGGTTGCCGTCGTAGTTGTCGTCGGGGATGTTTTGAAATAGCAGGCTCTCGCTCGCCCGCCGGCGCGTCAGGCCAGGCAACACCTTGCCACCGCCCTTATTCCACTTGTGAAACTCCTGTGCCGCGCCCTTAAAATCTTTCGCGTTTACTTTTTTGAGGAGGGTGGATTTTTGGAGGTTTCCTTCTCCGCAGTTATAGGTGAAGGAGACGAGGGCGTCGAACTGGTACGGTTCGAGATCCACTGTGACAAGCCGGCGTACAGCCTGCTCAAATCCCCCCATATCTTCCATAAACGCCGCATCGCATTGCGCAGCCGTCCATCGTGAGGATGCATCGAATTTGTGTCCTCCATGATGCGTTGATCCCCAGCCAATTGTGAGAACCCCAGCAGGACATGTATAAGCGTGATAATGCTCGCCTTTCTTTTGCAAACATCCCTCAAAGTGTTTGATCAAGTTGGCACCGGCTGGCGTTAGACTGAGATCCTCGTTCATGGCTTATCTCCCAACGCTTTAGTCATCACTGTCACGATTCGATCAATTGACTCCTTATTGGTCGCGGTCTTCGACTCCAAAACAGTGAGCCTGCCATCGATTATTTGTAAATGTGGGCTCCCCCTGGTCTCCAAAGTTGTCACACGATTTTCCAAATTAACAGAGTACGCAATTAGAGATGCAGCCCCGACAAGGGTTGCCGTGGCCTGCGCCACCAGGAAATAGACCAGCCCCTGGTTTTCAGAAAACCATGACCGGACCTTATCGATCATAGTGACAAGGAGTAACTGCAGTTCAGTGTGTCGCCGTTCACCACCGCCTTGTCACCAGTTGCAAACGTGCCGGCCGACCACAACACGCCGCCGGTGTCGTCCTTGGTGTTGACCGCGCCGGTGCCGAAATGGAGGAACGCGCCTTTGATGGTGCCCGATGAGGTGATCGCAAACGACAGCGCCGCCGATAGCGACTTGGCGCCGGCCGTGGCCGCCGACCACACCGCGGTCTTGCGGTTGCCGGAATAGGCTGGCGCGTTGGTCCCGCCCGCTTCCAGCCAACCGGCGTGCGAGGTCATGGTATCGCCCGCCGCCACTGCCGAATAAGAGGTCGACGAGATCAGTCCCATGTAGGGCCCGACCACCGTATAGGCGGTGCCGGCTAGGAAGGTATCGAGCGCCAGGTTCTTGCCGACCGTGCAGACCACGTTGTCGATCGTGTCGCGCCATTTCAGTTTGCCGTCGGCGCCGATGCATTCGATCGTGTAGCGGCCGCGTGCTTCTGCGCGCTCGCCGATGCCGCTGCCGCGGATGATGGATGCGTCGGCGCATTCGCGCGCCTGTGCGCGTTCCTCAGACATGGTTCTCTCCTGTTAGGAAGCCGTCAGGTCAGGACGACTTTGGGGTCTAAATAAAACGTGCTCGACGCCTTGCCGACGCGCACGCGGGCGTGGATGTAGCCGGCAAGCTGCGGCGTGATCGTGGTGGTGAGCTTGAACGACGACCAGCCGGCCACACCGCCGCCACCGCCGCCGCCGGTCGCGTCGGGCGCGGCAAATCCCGACGGCGCCGTGAAGGCAAAGGAGGTCTGGCCAAAGTTGGCCGTCATCACGTCGGTTGACGGGCCGCCGGCGATAAACGCGACATACGGCGTATAGCCCTGCCGGATGGTAGCAAACACGCCGCCGGCGCCGGTGGCCGGGTTGGCACTGGCATCGTTGTTCCAGTTGCCGCCGTTCTTGCGGAACCAGAGCAACGAATTGTCGCCGTCATAGGCCACGCCGATCACGTCGTTGACGGCGACCGCGCCGAGATCCTTGCCGGTCGAGACGCCGTTCGGCGTGTAGATGAGCGACGACGCCGAGCCCAGGATCACGCCGGTCTTGTTGTTGCCGGATGCTGGCGCCGCCGTGGTCGGATCGGTCGGCGTCATGTAGCCGATGTTGTTGCCGTTCGATGTCGAGGTCAAAAGCTTGATCTCGAAATACTGCTTCACGCCGAGCTGGCCGACCGCCGGGCCGCCGAAGTCCGAACTGTTGACGCCGGCGATGCTGGTGTTGCCATGCGTCACAGTCAGGTTGCCGCTCGACAGCGTCACGCTGGTCGGCGCCCCGTCGAAGGTCATGTAGGTCGTGCGCGGCGATGGCTCGTCGCCGGCCCTCAGCAGCGAAACCCCACTCCAGACCGAAGTATCCGCCGCCACCGGCAGGTTGCCCGCCAGCAGGCTGGCCTTGCTGGTGGTGACGATGCTGCCGAGTGGAGAACCCGACGCGCCGAGATATTCGACCTCGAGCCAGATCTCGTCATTGAACGGCAGGTAATAGGAGTTCACCGTGCCGTACACCGTCACTGTGACGCTGGTGCCGGTGACCGCATTCCAGACCGCGTAGGGCTCGGCCTTGAACGGCCGCAGCCATTGCGTATTCGCCGTGCTGACGATCTTGCGGGTTTGCGCCTGGCCGGTCGGATCGACGGCGCCGCTGGTGCGCACGATCGTGGTCTCGGTGGTCTCGGTGCCCTCGTACTGATAGCGCGCCGACTTGTAGGCCGTGCCGCTCGAGTCGGAGCGGATCAGTTGAATTGTCTGCCCAAAGGCTGATGGTGTCGGTATCGTCATCGCGGCGTTGAGCTTGCAATCCTTTATCAACCAGTTGCCCATCTCATTAGAAGCCGCCCCTTTATCGAGACTGCCTGTGAGCTGACTGAGATCGAGCGCTTCCAGGACTATGTTGCTGAAGCGACCGGCGGCTGAAGCACCCATAAAACCTGTCGGCACCGACGATCCGCTCGCCAGCACCGGCCCAGTATTCTGCCAGATGAAATTGACGGTCCCTATTTCCAGATATTGCTGAACTGCGGCAAAGCTGATAGTGCAATTATTCCAGATGACGACGCCGGCATTGGTCGTGTTGACCTGTATGGTTGCCGTGCCGGCCAAAGTCGTCGCAACTTTGAATACGCAGTTGTCAAAATAATAAAGCGCATTGACCGGCGTCAAAATAATAAAACAGCTACCGGATGTGCCGACTCCCGCGGCCAGCGTAATGCCGTAAACGTAGAGGCCTCCGGTCGTTGGGGTGATACTCAGGTTTGCCGCAGCGGTCGTCGAAATTGTCGCGGTAGTCCGCAAATCCGTCGCTGCTGGCGGATAACTGCCTGAGTGGTTGTGGCAAAGGATCCTGCTTACGGATGCTGCGGTCAGAGCGGGCGCGATCGTGACCGCCGTCGCCTGCCCCTCGGCGTGGTTGTCGCCGACATAGATCGTATTGCCGGCCGCGAACCAGGTGGCGGCGCAGGCGTTGGCGAGCCGCGCATGCGGCGCCTGGCCGCCGGTGAAGCTGCCGACCGGGCCGAGCGATGTCCAGGTCGTCGTGCCTTCCGTGGTCGTGGTGCCGGCGGTATCGCTGAACGCCGGCTCGGATGCGCCGAGCGTGCCGGCGGTCGAGCAGATCTGATAACTCGCGCCGGAATTCCGTTGGATGATGGCGCCGAGCGTGGGCGAACCGGCCGCCTTCTGCGCCGTCCAATTCGGCGTATTGGCGAGGTCGCCGTTCATCGCCGACGCGCCGGTGCATTCCTGCAAGGTCGCGCCGCCGGATGTATTTTTGGCGCCGCGCGTTACCGTCCACGACGGCTCGGTCGACGAGGTACCGGCAACAATACAGATAAAGCATCGCTCCGATCCAACCGCTGGCGTCGTTAACTGACGAATGATCTGCCCGGCGGTATAGGCATGCGAGGCGGCAAACTGGGCAACGGCATAATAACCCGTGGTCGATTGATTGCCTGCGTTGCAATAAAAAACCTGATCCGCAAAAGCCATATCGCTAGCTCCCCAGCACAACCGGCGATATAGTGCGCGGCGAGGTCAGCGTTGGAAGCGCAGACCCCGCCACTTGACCTCGAACCGCTGGAGCGGAACGATGCCCAGATACGCAGATATCACAAACATACGCTTTGGCCGACTCGTTGCCATCCATCCGACCAAGGATAGAAACGGCACAGGCTATGTAATGTGGCAGTGTCGTTGCGATTGCGGAAACGCAAAACTTGCATCCACTGCCTGTCTCCAGCGTGGACAGGTGAGTTCCTGCGGTTGCATTCAAGGCAACATCACTCACGGCCATACCAGAAAGGGAAACTTCCACCCTTTGTATTGGGCTTGGAAAACCATGCGCAGCCGGTGCAATAACCCAAATGTTAGAGGTTATAAACTTTATGGTGGAAGAGGCATTAAGGTTTGCAGCCGCTGGAATAACTTCGCCAACTTTCTCTCCGATATTCTCGCTACGATTGGCGAACGCCCGCCAGACCATTCCCTTGATAGGATCGAGAACAGCAAAGGGTATTTCCCTGGTAATGTCCGCTGGGCTACACGCAGCATACAAATGAAGAACCGCCGCCCCTATAAGCACCGCAAACCAAACAACGCATGGATGCGCAGGCCGCGCACCCATGATGGGCGTTTTGCTTGACCAGGTGGTGTCGGCGAAGGCCAAGCGATTATCCCTCTATCAAGATCACGGTTGGCTGCACTGGCTTCGGCATGATCGGGCCATCGAGCGCCAGCACGCCCTCGAAGCGGGAACCGGCGGCCTTGTCGGCATCGAGCGCATCGGCCGCGCTCGCCGCTTCCGCCACCGCGGCAGCGATCGCGGTCGGCACTGCGCCGGTGAGCAGCACATTGGCAAACGCCGCCTCGTCGACGCGTACCGCATAGGTGAGCCCAGCATTGACGGTGGCGGTAGCGTTCGCCGCCTCGACCAGGAACTGGCCGAGAAAGGCGTCGAGCCGCTCGCTCGCCGAGGCCGGATTGTCGACCAGCGCGGCAAACACCATGCCGGCATTCGTCGCATCAACCGCCGCGGCGCTCTCGGCCACGCCAGCGGCGATCGCCACCCGCCGGCGCAACTGGCTGACGCTGCAGACCAGCATTAGGCCACGTCGGCGGAAATCAGCGGCGGCGGATCGGCAAACGGAATGCCGACCGAAGGAAATGGCCCGGAAACGATCGTGGCACTCCATTCGGGCGGCAGCACTTGAACGCCGCTAAAGTCGGTTACTGCCGGCGCCTTCGAATAAACCGTGTCCGTCCCGGCTGCGTCCAGCCGGTAGGCGATCAGGTAATAGCCGGTGTAGGTGACCTTGACGTCACCGACATAACCCGTATGCGAGGAGGCCAGCGGATAGCACTGCACCATGGCATTCGGCGGCGGCTCCGGGCTGGTGTCGGGATCGCGGTGCTCGCCATGGCGTATTTTCCATTGCAGGCTGACGCCCGCCGTGAAGGCGCCGG